CTCAAGGCTGGCGTCTATCGCTACAAGATCGGCAAGCACGGCCTGCGCACCGGCAACCCCTACACCGCCTTGGTGCAGGCTGGTCCGGTGACAGTGCATCGCGGCGACAAGGAAGAGACTGGGTTTTTCGGAATAAACATCCACGCCGCCGGCCGCACGACATCCTCGGAAGGCTGTCAGACGGTCCCGCGTGCTGGCGGGCAATGGGATTCCCTGATCGCCACCGTGCAGTCGGAGATGAAGCGCAACAACGCAAAAACCCTTTCTTACGTTTTAACCAGCAAGTAATGGCCCTCGAAAGTCCAATCCTCCGCGATGGCGATGCCGGTTTCATCGGCTTCGCCAGCCGCTTGAATCCTGTGACGCTGCCGGCTGGCATGTTGCAGGACAGCGTGAATATGCGGTTGGACCGTGGCGTGGCGACAACCCGCAAGGGCGCCAAGCGGCTGGCCGATGCCATCTCAACGGCGGACGAGCCGATGACGCTGTCCTTCGACTTGGCGGCGGACAAGGCCATCAGCACGATCACCTTCAGCGGCGCCACCGCGACCGTAACCACAACGGCCGCGCATGGCTACACCGGCACACCTACAGTCAACATCCGTGGCGCGACCGGAGTAGACGCCAGCAAATACAACGGCGACTTCGTCATCAGCTCGCCGAGCGGCACCACCTTCCAATACACCATGACCGGCACGCCGACAGCCAACGCCACCGGCACGCTGATCGCCAACAAGGGTCCGCTGGTCAAGACGACCTACAGCGGCGGTATCTTCGCGGCGGGCGTCTTTGCTTCCCGCAACTACGAAAACGCCAACGAATACATCGTGATGGCCGGACCTGACAGCGCCTACCTCTGGCGCAATGCCTCGCCGACCGACACGGTGGTCACGGTTGGCTATCCCAGCTCGCCGGACGAGACGATTGAGCCAACCGACACGGTGTCGGTGGTGCAGGCTTACGACCGACTTTATGTGCTCCGCGAGGCGGCGCTGGCCGGCAACTATGTCCAAAAGCTGACCAACAGCACCGGCATCGCGGTGAGCGGGACGACGGCCACGGTGAACGTGGACGCCCACGGCTACCCTAATGGGGCCACGGTGCGAATTGAGGGCAGCACCACGCCAGCCTTCGACGGCCATGAGTTCCGCGTATTGGCCACGAACAACAACACCAACTCTTTTGAGATCACCGTCCCGACCGGCACTGCGGCGCATGCCGTGGCCGACATCCGTGTCCGCCGCGTCAAGCCGCCCCTCTACTGGACCGGCACCGGCAGCTTTGTCCGCGCTGCGGCCGGCGTGCCCGCCGAAGGGCCGACCTACAAGAAGATGCGCTCGGTCGGCTGGGCCAGCTACATCCAGAATCGCCTAATCATCCCGGACGGCCGCGACCAGGTTGCGCTGTCGGACTACTTGGACGCCGACCTCTACGATCCGTATTGGCAATCGTTCCGCACCGGCGCCGGTGGCGGCGACTTCATCGTTGCCGTGCATCCTTGGGTGGAGGGCAGTGCCTTGGTGTTCTGCCGCAAGAGCATCTGGCTGGCCACGCTGGCGCAATTCCCGAGCACAGACGGCAGCGACTTCGCCATTGATACGGCCGTGGCCAAGCTGGAGCTAGTGACCGACGAGATCGGCTGCTCGGCCCGCAACAGCATCGTGACGGCGGGACGCTATGTTTTCTTCCTCTCGGATGCCGGTGTCTACCGCTTGGACACCCAGCTTGATCTCAAGTTGCGCGGCGACACCAAGCCGCTCAGTGATCCGGTGGCCGACCTCTTTGAGCGGATCGACCAGAGCAAAGTCCAGCGGGCCTTTGGCATCTGGCACTCCAATCGCTACATCCTCGCGGTCCCCACCTTGGACGCGACAGACGACACCAATGATCTGGTGGTCATCTGGAGCGCCCTTAATGACCAGTGGGAGAGCCGCGACCGATACGGCATCGGAGTGGATGCGCTGGTCGTGGGCACCTACCAGAACGTCCGCCGCACCTTCAACGTCCGCCGCACGGGAAAGCTTTACCTGCTTGACGAGAAGGCCGATGGGACGGATGACGAGCCGAGCGGAAGCGAAGTCGGTGTGGTGGCCGGCCGCATCAAGACCCGCCGCTACGGCATGGGCAGCATGAGCACCAAGCGCTTCGTCCGCTCGCTGGCCGATGTGGTGCTGCCGGATACCGCCAGCATTACGGTCAAGGCAATCACGATCAATCCTGACAACGAGATCACGCTGGTGCCAGGGCAGACCAACACCAGCGGGCTGAGCGAAGACTACACGCTCAAGCAGCCGATCCGGCAGAAAGCCCACTACTGCGAACTACAATTTGAAACCACGGCCAACCGGCCAGAAATCCGCAACGTCAGCGTGGAGGCAGCCGGCCCGAGCCTGCCGCCGACTGAGACAAGGAATGCAGCTTAACAACTAAGGAACAAAATCATGGCAACAGTAACCAAAGGAAGAACCTTCACGTCCGGCGAAACCGTCACTCCGGCAAAGCTCAACGATGTCGTAGACTTGGCGACCGTGACCAACATCCAGACGGCAGACATTGCGGACGGGCAGGTAAACGCCGCAAAGCTGGCCGCCGCGCTGGACTTGAGCAGCAAGACAGTGACGCTGCCGGACGACAGCGTGACCAACGCCAAGCTGTCCCTTGCCGCTAATGACGGCGAAATCAAGAAGGCGATCAATGCCGACAACGCCTCGCCAATCTTTGCGTGCCGAGCTTGGGTCAATTTTAACGGAGCAACGGCGGACAACTTGGTCGGCACATACACTCGGTCCGGCAACACGATAACCGTGACGGCCACGGCGCACGGGTTGCGGGCAGGGAACAGGGCGGACATAACTTTTGCCGCAGGCACGGGTGGCACACCGGCCGCAACAACTTTTGAGGTGATTTCGGCGAGCACCAATCAGTTCACAGTAACGGACACCGCGTCCGGCACTATTACCGGCACTCCAGCCGCCACGATTAAGCGGCGACTGATTCGCGCGGCGGGCAACGTGTCGAGCGTGGGCTATTCGGTCGCCGGAGGATACATTATTAATTTTGCAACGGAGCTTCCGAGCGCGAATTACGCCGTTGTTGGCAGTGGCCGCTATGACAATGGCGGTGTAGATTTTAATGTTCCGGTTGTTGGCCTGTTTCGTGGAAGCGTTACGGGGACGCCGGTAGGCGTTGGGCCAACAGACGACTTTTGCCACTTGGCAGTAGTCAACCCCGCCGCTGCAACGACAGGGATTGATTGCAATTTAGTAAGCATCGCCGTCTTCGCATGACCCCATGGCAACGCGCAAAGCAATGGCACGAATCCAACGTCACGGACGAGACCTTCGAGGAAACGCTCGGCTGGCATCTGACGCACGGCTTGGTCTACTCGACGCCGGAGGTCTTTCTCTTGGCGCGGGAATGCCGCTGGGACGGCGAGGAGATGCACGATGACGGCGAACACAATGCTTGGTTCGTTGAGCTGGCTGCTGCTGCTGGGTGCGCAAACCCTGTTAGGGAGTTTATGCGTGTGGCGAGCCGGCCGCAGCAATACGCGCTGTGGTGCCGGCACAACAGTTTTGAAATCAAAGCCCATGACTGGGCGAAACTTAGTAAGCGAGTAGGAGGATAAAATTATGGGCGGATCATCTGGGAAAAAGAAAACGAAAGCACCGAAGGTCGAGACCATCGACTACGCGGCCATGATGGCGGCGAGCACGCAGGCGGCCAATGCGCAGGTCGGCGAGCAATACCGCCAGCTCATCGCCAATTACCCGGCGCTGGAGGGTCTGGCCATGGGCACGGTGGACCGTGTGGCGGGCAAGCTGGACAACCAGGCGACCCGTGACGCGCAGTCGGCTATCGGGCGGGCCTTGGCCCTGACCCGCGACGAGGACGCCGATCCGACGAGCATCGAGCGGCGGCTCTACGATGACGCGGAGCGTGACCTGGCCCTCGGGCGCAGTTTGTCGCCGGAGCAGGTGCGGGACTCGCAGCAGTCGGCGCGGGCGGCCTTCTCGGCACGCGGGTTGGGGACGAGCTTGGGCAGCTCGGCGGCTGAGATCCTTAACCGGGACAGCTCTGCCACGCAGCGGGAAGCGGAGCGGCGGTCGGCGGCGGCGCAGGCGAACAACTTGATGATGGGCAATGTGATGAACCGGCGGGGCGTGATGGCGAACAACCTTTACGCGGGGGCGGGGAACATGTTGCAGGCGGACCCGATGGCGCGGGCGTTGCCGCTGGGGCTGAACTACTCGGGCGGCCAGCAGGGCAACCAGATGCAGCAGATCGGCAATGTCTACAACTCGGCCAACCAGTTGGCGGGCGATGCGTTTAGCTTCAATGCGAATGCCAACAACTGGTCGAACTTTAACCGCTACGCCATGAACAACATGGGCGGCAGCGGCGGGAGCAACATGCTGATGGGCGGGCTTGGTGGCGCGGCCAGCGGCGCGGCGTCCGGCGCCATGATTGGCGGCCCGTGGGGCGCTGCCATCGGCGGCGGCCTCGGCCTCGGCATGGGGCTGCTCTCATCACGGTAAACAGGAGAACAACAACATGACATTTCAAGCACCTTACGACATTATGGGCATGCGCAACGCGGTTGTGCGTGAAGACGCTCTCAAACAAGAGCAGCAGCAATACAACCAGAAGATGCTCTTTGACGGGCTGGCGCAACTCGGCGGCGCGATCAAGGGCATGCAGGACGAGAGCACCATGCTTGGCGCGATGGACACCGGCGTTGGACTTATGGCCGACCTTGGGGCCATTGAACCGGACACCCGCGATATGTTTATGAATGCCGACAAAAAAAAGAAGCCGCTCCTCTTTGATCTGCTTCGGCAGGGGGCGTTCTCGCCTTATGCCGCCGGGCAGTCGGCCGGATTCCAGGCCAAGGCTTGGGATGAATACAAGAGCAAGTGGCCGGCTGGCGGCGGCGGTGGACCCCAACCCTTTACCTACTAAGCCATGCCCCCGACCAACTCAGTAATGGACTTCCGCACGTTCGCCCGCACGGTGCTGGGGCGGCAACCCGGCATGATGGTCGGGCGCGACATTAGCGAGACCGAGCACGAAGCGGACAAAAAGGCTTACGACTACTACGTCAAAAAGGGCATTGACCAAGCAATGTCCCCTGAACAACTCACGTCTGTGAGCGGCGGTTCATTTACTAACGCCGAGGGGCGCGTGACCGATTACCTTGTAAAGCCAAAGGGTGTAGACGTTCAAGTTCTTGAGCCGAAGACTCTTGCCACCCCTGGCGGAACTGTGACCATGACTTCACCAACAAACGCTTCTCCTATTTATCTTCCCAACGGAGAAATCGTTCAAAACTATACTTCCGCCGACGCAATGTATGGTGGTGCCCCTGCCCCGCTGGCCGGTGGCGGGATGGCCGCGACCAATGCGCCTACCGCTGCTCCTGTGCAGACGCCCGCACCCGCCCCATCGCCCACCCCGTTTCCTGATACAGCGACAGTCCGAAGAAAGGCTGACGGCAAACTATTCAAAATCGTCAACGGCCAACTTGTTCCCGTAGGACCGTAAATGGCATACAACCCAGCAGACTTTGAGCTTGTCGAGACCCCGGCAGGCTCCGCTTCTCCCTACAATCCCGCCGACTTTGAGTTGGTGGAGGCGCCAGAGGGCAGCGGCTTTTGGCGTCAGGCGGCAGACCTTCCGGTCAGTGCGGCGGGTGGCGTCATTACCGGCCTCAAGGGCATGACCGATCTGTTCGGGGCAAACAATCCTGTGTCGCAAGAGTTGGCCGGCTACCAAGAGTTCTACCGCCAATCCCTTTCGCCCGAAGCCCAAGCCGATCAGCAAGAAGTCGCGCGCATCATGCAGGAAGCGCAGGACAAGGGGGTGTGGGAGCAGGTCAAGGCCGGCGCGCGGGCGTTCGCCGTTGCCCCTCTGGATACTGCCGCCCAATCCCTCGGCACCATGGCTCCCATTGTAGCCACGGGCGTTGCCGGCAGGGCGTTCGGTCTTGGCGCCAAAGGCGTGCAGGCGGTGCAAGCTGGCGCGGGCGCCGGCATGAATACTGGCATCGTCAAGGACAGCATCTACCAAGACACCAAGAATTTCCTGTTGCAGTCCGGCAAGAGCGAGGAAGAAGCCGACCGTGTAGCGCTGGAAGCCCAAAGCTACGGCGGGCAGAACATTGACCAGCTCCTCATTGCCGCTGGCCTTGGCGCGGCGGACGCATTGTTCGGCGCCGAGAAGATCCTTGGCAATGCCATCAGCAAGTCCGGTGGCCGCGTCACGGGTGGCGTGGTGGCCGGTGCGCTCAAGACCGGCGTGTCCGAGGGCGTCCCCGAAGCAGCCCAAGGCGGACAGGAAGCCATGGCTCCCAACATTGCCTTGCAGCGTCAGGGCTATGCCGTCCCGACCATGCGTGGAGTGGCGTCATCGGCGACGATGGAGGGCCTGTCTGGATTCATGGCGGGCGCCCCGGTTGGTGCGGCGGAAGGTATGGCGCCCCCGATGGATGACCGCAACGCGCCGACAATGAGCGTCGGGCCGGACGCATCCACGTTCACTCCCCCACCCGCCGCCGATACGGTCGAGGTGCAAGAAACTTTTGGCGATGCGACCACGGCCGCCGCGCCTGTAGAGGAAGCGGCCTCTGCCGCCGAACCCGCCATCAACCCCGATGACTTTGAGGTTGTCGAGATGCCGGGGGAGACGATTGTGACGGAGCCGCCGGTTGCGCCAGCATTTCAGTTTGACCTTGCCGATGACACAATGACCGCGCCCGACGTGGACGCAGAAGCGGATGTGTTTTCTGGTGTGCCGCAACAGCAGGCGCGGGCCGTGGCACCAGAGCCAGAAGTCGTTGCGCCAGTTGAAGCTCCGTCTGATGCCGCACCCGAGCCGGCCGCACAACCGCAACCGGCAACAGCACAAGCGGCACCCTCGTCATTTACCCAAGCCTTTAGGGCCGCCAAAAAATCCGAAGACAAAAGGCTTGCCGTGTTCAAAGCGGTCGCCGATGGAAGCATAGTCGCCTCTGTCATTGAGGCGGCCGAGTCCGGCAAGCCACTGCCAAGCCTAGAGAAGTTCAAAGACGCATTCCCCTATGAAGGGCCGGCGCTTCCGGGCCGCGTCGATCTAAGCAAGGTCGCAATCAAACCCATCAAGCCGGCCGCCCCAGACGCCGCGGCCAAGTCACACACGGCAAAGGACTCAAGTCGGTTTGTCTTGGAGGGCATTTACTACGATGCCGATGCGCAAGCCATCGTTGCCACGGACGGGCGGCGCATGTTTGTCATGCCTCAAAAGGTTGAGGGCGAATCTCGCATTATTGCTTCTGTCGATGGGCGCCAGATTCAAGGCCAGTTTCCAAACTGGAAGCAAGTCATCCCAACGATAGACAACAACACGATCCTGTTTAACGTCGATATTGATAAGGCTCGACGGGCCGGAACGGTTCTTTCGGGAATCAACAAGACACTTAAATCCATAGCACAGCCTGCCAAGGTTAAAGTTGGCATGGCCACGCTTGATCCCTCTTATGTAAAGGATGCGGTGGAGGCCATCGTTGCTTCTGGAGCCAAAAAAGTTTACGCCGCAAGCAAAGACGATCAAACGCCGGTCACATTGCGAGGAGACAATGGAGCCATGGTTGTCATTATGCCGTTGCGGGGCAGAACCAACGACCTAGTGGTTGATGCCTCTACAGTTATCGGAGGAGTAATCGGCAACGAGGGGCGCGAAGTCAGGGCGATGTTTGAGGCCGGCAACCCCAACGCGCCTGCCAAGAAGTCACGCGCCCGCATCAAAAACATGACCGCCCAATCCGGCGCGATTGATCTCTCCATCGTCGAGGACTTGTTTGAATACGGCAAGACGATCTACCGCGCCGGCATGAGCTTCGGCAAGTGGGCCGGCCAGATGGTGAAGGAGTTCGGGCAAGGCATCGCTTCGTTCTTGAAGCAGGTCTTTGATCGCATCGTTCAAGCCTACAAGGACAGCCCTTACAGCGACACGACCGGAGCGGTGGGCGATGTGCGACCGAAGGGCAAGCCGAGGCAGTTTGAGCAGAAGGCGAAGGCCAATGCCGCCGTTACCGAGGAAGCCAAGGCGGAACTTGGCAGCGAATACATCCCGATCACGCTTGAAGGGACAGCCGACCAAGCCAAGGCATGGATCAATGAGAACGGACTAGACGCAGCAGAGCAGCGCATCCTTGATCTTTCCAGCGACGAGCTTACGCCGGCACCGATAGACTTTGGCATCGGCCTTGAGTTGACCGCCAGACTCGGGGCAATGGGTGAGCACCAGCGGCAGGCCAGAGTCGTCCGCATCATGTCCCGGCGCGCTACCAGCATGGGGCAGACGATCAGTGTGCTCGCCATGCTGGCTAGGCTGACGCCCGAAGGCATCGTCTTCTATGCCAACCAGGTCATTGAGCAATACATCGACACCCTTCCCCAAGAGCGGCAACAGCAGATCCGCGCCGCGCAGGACAGCGTTGTGTCTGCCGAGACTGAGGTTAAGGCGACCCGCAAGACAGTCGCCGAAGACACCATTATCAATGGCACCCAAGGCGGCGAGAAGATCCAAGAGAAGCTGAAGCGCCGCATTAAGGACAAGACGCAAAAGCAGCGCACCAATGTCGGCATCCGCTCTGTCCTGACCAGCAAGGCAACCAAGGCAGAGGCGACCAAGCAGATCACGCAACTACTGACCGAGAACGGCATCAGCGAAAGCGAGGCCGGCGCATTGGCAACGGCCATCACCAGCAAGTTCTACAAGGTGATGGACGAGGCGCGTAAGTCTATTGCCACGCAGCGCAAGCCGAAGGAGCCGAAGCTCCTCAAAATCTGGAGCAAGTTGGTTGCCAAACTGAACGGCGAAGGGATGCCCGATGATGACTTTGTTGCCGGCCTTTCATTGGTTGCCAAGTTGCCGACCATGACGCCGGAACTGGGGGCGAAGCTCAAGGACCTGACCCGCCAACTCAACGAGGCCAAGGGCGACCAAGACATGCAGCTCGTCATTGCCGGCCGCATCTTTGAGGAGATCCATAGCCTTGTGCCGGTGGACTTCTGGGTGAAGGTGCGCGCGTTCAGCTACATAATGATGCTGTTCTCGCCCAAGACTTGGATCAGAAACATCGGCGGCAACGTGATCCAGTTCGTGGCCAACGCCGGTAAGGACACGGCCATCAACGTGGCCACGGGGCGGGCCGGAATCTTTAGCAACGGCAAGACCGGAGACCGCGTGAAGTCGGGCCGGCTCAAGCATCTGCTCACCCCGTATTACGATGTAAGGAAAGGCTTTGAGTGGAACGCCAAGCAGAACCCGCAGGCCCCTTTCAGCCAGAACCTTGCGGCCGGCATTGACCATTTGCGCCTGCTCTCCAAGCTGACCACGCAGAACAAGTTTGAGGTGGCCGATGCCAAGGAGGTCGGGCGCCGCATCTTTAGCAGCAAGTTCATGGGGATGTTGGAGACATCGCTCTCCATTGCTCTCGGCGGGCCTGACCGCGCATTCTGGAAGTCTGCACTGGAGTCATCGCTGGCCAACCGCGAGGCGCGAGCCAAGCAAATGGGCGAATGGACAGGGCGACACACGCCAGAGGACATCGAGGGTGCGATTGCCGATGCCGCCGGCGCCATCTACCAAAACGCTAACACGATCAGCAAGGAAGCCGCCAAGTGGCGCTCATCGCTCAACAGGATGAGCACGAAGCTGCTGAGTTACTTCATCCCCGGCGTCAAGCCGACCGAGCAATTTGGATTCGGCACGGCGCTCATGGCATTCACTCAGGTTCCCGGCGCCATCGCTCGCGCGGCCATCAGTTGGTCTCCCCTCGGGCTAATCATTAACCTGCACCAAGGCATGAATGGCATTCTTTGGAAGGCCAGCAACCAAAGGGCGGGCAAGCCGCTGGACACAAGAGAGTTCGGTGAGGCATTCACCAAGGCCCTCGGAGGAACGGGCATCTATGCGGCGGGGTATTACCTGTATGCCATGGGTGTCATCACGGCCAGTCAGGAGGACGATGATGATGTTGAGGCAATGCGCCGGTCACTGGGCATGGGGCAATACCGGATCAACGCGACCGCCCTCAAGCGACTGCTTCTCAGCATGGCGTGGGGCGCCCCGCAGAAAACGGACGAGGGCGATGTAATCCTATCCTACGACTGGGCGCAGCCGCTCGCCATCACGTTTGCCGCTGGGGCCGAGTTGGCCAAGATGGTTGAGCAGAACGACCGCAACGGCATCAAGAAAGGACTCGCGGCCAAAGCAGCCATGCCGGCCATCAGTCTTGCTGCCGGTGCCAAGTCATTGCTCGACCTGCCGCTGCTGTCCGGTCTTGCCAGCTTCATCGACCAGCTTGACCTCAAACGACCGGAAAGCGTGATCGGCGCCGTGGCCAGAACGGTTGCGGGTATCCCGTCGATGTTTGTCCCGCAGCTTGTCCGCCAAGCCAACCAACTCCTTTACGACAACACGCAGCGGGAGACGCGCGGAACCAACCCGTCCTCGGCCATTCCAGTCACGGTGCAGCGCGCGTTCAACCAGATCGCGGCCAACACCCCTGGCGTTGCCGACCAGTTCCCTCCCCGCCTTGATGTCATGGGGCAGGCACAGGAGCGGTATCAGTATGTGGGATGGCATTGGTTCAATGTGCTGTTCAATCCGGCGCTGACCTCTCGGGTCAAGGCCAGCCCCGTCTTGGAAGAAGCCGCGCGGCTCATGGATTCCACCGGCGAGACCAGCCAGTTCCCCAAGCAGGTAAAGAACCGCGCCTCCATCAACGGACAGAACATCGACCTGACGAACGAGCAGATCAGCGCTTACCAGTATTACTTGGGCAACTACACGGCCAGCATGATGAATTGGCGCATGGCCAGCCCACGTTACGCGCGCCTGCCCGACACCGAGAAGGTGCGGATCTTCGCCCAAGACATCGAGGACGTGGATGCTGCCGTGAAGTCCGCCCTCTTCGGCCACGACATCCGCCGGCTGACCCGCCGCCAGCGCGTGATGCGCAACAACCTGGTCAACTCTCCCCTCGGGCAGTCGATGCCCCCGCGCTAAAAAATTAGGGCCGCCCCGGTTTCCCAGAGCGGCCCAGCCCCGCACTCGCGGGACTCGTCCTTGTGGTTAGGAGACACACTTGGACAAATCAGTAGCCGTAATACGGAGACGGCGCGACCGGCGGACGATACGCCGGCAGGCCATAGTTGACAATGGTGGACCCGCCCATGGGCGTCGGCGTAATGGTTGTCACTGGATAGCCGCCGCCGGTAACAACGGTCGGCTGCGCGGAACCGGGGCCGACCATCGGCGTGTAGGCCGGCATGGGGATGAGGTTCGGCATGGGCGGTGTGATGCCGCCAGGATTAGCCTCATTGCGCAGCCGCGCCTCCCGAAGCAGCGGCGCCTCACTGATAACACCAGGCGGATTGCTGCCGAATTGCCGTC